TCCAATTCTTTTTCTACTTCTTGGATAAGTTCTTCTAAAAATTTATTAAGATTTTGTTCCATTGACATTTTTTATCTCCTTAACCAATTCATAAGACATCATTAAAGCTGAAACTTGGTCATCAGTAATTTTTTTACCGATTCTTTGTTTTTTCAAAACATTTATCGTTTCTCTCAACTTTATTTTTGTAATCTTATCCTTCATACCTTTATACATTGAATGTAATTCAGTAATAGTTTTGATTAATTCAGATTCAAAATATTCGTTGAAATTTGAAGTGTTTGTTATGTTATTAATATACTCTCTTAATAACCCCTTTTGAGATTCATTTAAGTTAGTATATTTTTTATTAAAAGTTTCAACAAGAATCTTATAAGTCAATAATCTAAGGTCTTTCTCTTGTTTTCTATAATCTTCAACTAATTTATTCTCTTTTGTTTTTAATGCAGATTTAGATTTTGATGAGATATGTTCTACAATTGTAAGTTTAGAATCAAATACATCCTTTACATGAAGAACATCGTTCTTTTTACCTTCAAAAAGTTTGTGAATAGAAGCTAAAATTTTATAGTTAGTTACAGGAGAAGCTAAGAAGTTAGTAATTTCAAAGTTTTCTTTTATTGATTTAATAAGATGATATTTTTCCTTTTGAATTTTTGTATAGTCAATTCTACTATGTGCTTCTAGAATAGCATCAATGAATTTTTCGGCTTTTGCCTCTGAATTATATTTTTCATTTATTAAAAGGTTAAATAATCTAAGTTCTTTAGATATTTCTGTACCCTTTCCGTAAAATTCTTTAATTATTTGCTTTCCCTTCTCTTCGCTACCATTGATAATCTCAAGGGTAACCTGTCTAGTTAGGAGCTCAAATATAAATCCTACGTTTTTAAATTTTGAGTGTTTTATTTTTTTCATTTGTCTATTTCCAATTATGATATAGTAAATTTTCTCTATTATAAATATAAAAATATAAAAGATAAATTAATTTTCAGTATCATTAATGAGGTTTTCCTCATCTAACATACCTTTCTTTTCGTTTAAATACTTTCTTTTTGATGCAATGCCACTTATATATTGAGAGGCTTTTTCTTCCGAAGTTGTGTTCTTTTTAGCACTTCTTCTCTCTTTATCACCTAAAGGGTCTCTTCCAAGTGGATGTTTATCCTTTTTGTAAGTTCCACCCTCTTTTGGTCTACCACCTTTATCTTTTATCTCTTGTTTTAGTTTTTCAATCGATTCCTCAATATCATCTGGCTCTTCATCTTGGTCTGCTGGGTCATTACCCTCATCCTCAATAGAACGGAATCTGTATCTATCTTTCAAGTCATCTAACATTTTAACTCTTTCACCATCTTGTGCACTATCTGATAGTTTGAATACATTATCGTATATCCAATCTTTAGATAACATATTTAATCCTTGAATATCTTGAGCTAATCTAATTTTTTCACTCCACAAGTTTAATTTTTCTTGTTCGTAAATAAAAGATGGATTTACTAACTGTAATTCAAAGTTAGTCATTTCAGAATCAGTAATTCCTTGTGAATATAAATGCACGATTGCAATCTTAGATAATTCAGAAACTACTGTTCTTTGTATTCTCTCAATTGTTCTTGCAAATCTAACATCTTCTGCAGCTAATGTAGCTTTACCACCTACATTTTCTTCATATCCTAAATAAGCTTTTGGAATCTTTAGAGCTGCAAATAATTTATTTTTTAAGTAATCAATATCCTCAATACTTGCATATTCTAAACCAGCAAGATTTTCAATGTTAGTACCACTATCACCACCACGAACAGGTAGATAGAAATCTTCTGTTAGGTTTTGCATATTATACTTTAAGTTGTAATCACCAGTATTTCTATCAACAAAAGGAACTTTCTTCATCTTGTTCATAATTCTCTGCATATAGTTATCTACTTCTGTTGGAGGAATGTTTCCTATATCTACTTTGAAAACTCTTTTTTCTGGTGCTCTCATGATTCGGTGAATTAACATAGCATCTTCCATTAAAGATAATTGTTTCCACAATCTTCTACCATTTTCAATCATTGATTTTCCATATGGTAACCAGTTTGTATCTGCTAATAATCTAAAGTGAGCAACTTCAAAGTTTTCGTATTGTTCTTTTCCATTTGGGTCTTCAGTAATCTTAAATTTTACTGAGTTTGGATTCGATGGGTCTGTTCTTTCTAATCTTTCTGTGTTGTAAACTGAATGAGGTGTTACGTTAACAATACCTTTACCTTCAGCGATTTCTAAACCTAAGAAGAAATCTCCATACTTACACATATTTCTTACCCATGGCCATAGGTTGAATTCAATGTTAAGAATATCATAAAATAAGTTTCTTAATATTTCTTGTACGTTTTCATTATCAGATACAATTCCAAGAGTATCACCAAATTCATTTTTTAGTGTTGATTCATCTGCATATATATCAAGAGCTGATGCTAATATTGGGTCATTATCCATTGCATCGTAATCTCTAAAAACTTCTCTACGAACTTGTTGGTATGCCATTGATTGAGCACCACCGGCTTGTTCGAAGAAACTTTTTTGTAGTTTCGTGTACCTATCTCTTAGAGAAGATAAGTTAGTTTGTTGTCTTTCATCAGTATCGAAAACTTTTCTCTTACCATCTTTATTGACAGTAACAACTGCCTGAGCTCTAAAGAGTTTAGTTAACCTACCAAAAAATGAAGTATCTGCCATGTTGTTCCTAATTTAAATTATAACCTTTATTTTGTTTTACCATTTTCTACAAGACCAATACCTTGCTTTGTGTCTTGGACCGGGTGAATCACAGTTATGTCTAGCTCTAAATGCTTTTCTTGCATCTGGATTAGATTTTCTGATTTTCATCGTTTTCTCTCCTGATTTTTTTGCTGAACTTCCTCCATGTCCAAAGTTAACTTTTACAACGTTACCTTGTGGGTTTTTGACATATACTTTAAATTTTTTTACATCACCTTGCATCGGTTTCCCAAGTTTGACTGTTCTACCTTGATACTCGGCTTCATTCATATCAGATTTGTATTCTTTCATGAATTCACAGAACTCCTTTATATCGTGGTAATTTTCCACCGTATATTCTTCTGTGTGTATCTCTTCGTTAAGTAATTTTTTTAATGATATCATAGTTATTTTCTCCTATACTATAAATATAGATTTATTTAATTAACCAAGTTAGGTCTTCATTTGAATCCCCAACCCTCATTGACCATGGGTTTTCTTCCATTGATGCATTACCACCAAATCCCATTCCAGCAACATCTAATTGATGTGCTCCAATTCCACCCAATGCTTGTTTTGTTAAATCAATTCCTTCTTGTCTTAATCTCAAAGCGGTATCTCTTACCCACAATCCAATTGATAATGACATTGTTAAATCATCATTGTATCCTCTCATTGCTTCTGCTCTGTTTCCTCTCCATATAAATGTAAATAATTCACTTATTGTTCTTTCAGAGCGAATCGTTACAGATTTTTCTCTGATATATTGTTCTAACTTAGAAATGATTAAAGGTCTTGTTTTAGATGTTGTACTAAAACCAGCAGTTAATCCTCTATCTTGTGCTCTGTATTTGTTTGTTAATTGATTCTCCACATCTACATACTTTAAATCCTTACTCATATAGAAAAGATTACCATATCCTCTATCAATTACTTGTTGTAAAACTGCCCAACCAATATTTGCGTTCTCAACTACTAGTAATGCATTATTATATTCAGTTGCAAGAGATACAAGAAAGTTTCCGAAATCTTTTGTATCTAATTTACCTTTATATTCAGCAACTTGAGATGATTCTTCTATATCAATAACATGACAGGCAGAATAATCACTTGAATCTCCACGAGCAACATCCGCTACAACCATATAAGATTTATTGTAGTTTGGATATTCCCATTTCCAAAGATTTCCATCAAACCCAGTCTTTTCGATTGGTTCTTGTACAAATGATTCTTTATAGAACATAAGGAGTTGTGGGTCTATCACAGTATCACCAGAAGAAACGAAATCACAATCACATTCTTGTGCTGCACCCTTTACTCCTAATAAAACTTCTTGTTCATCTCTCCATGTTTGGTCTCTTTCAGGATGAACACTCCAATGTAATCTAATTGGATTGAATGTATTTGTTTCTTCTTCTGCACCTACCCAAGTTTTGTGAAAAAAGTTTCCTACACCATTTGGAGTAGAAAGGATAATTGCATTACCCCCAGTCGATAGTGTTG